ATTGATATCTTAATCAATTACATTTTTCTCTATTGCATCTATTTTAGATTCTAGTCTGCTTTCCATTCCAACAACCCTATCTTCTAAAGACAGCATTCTTCTATTTAATGAATCATTGACTTTTTCTTCAAGAATAATTATTTGTTTGCCATGATTAACCAATGTTAACATAACCCAAGCAATGAATGGTATAAATATAATACCAAGTACTTCTATGATATTGTGAAATAGTGACCAAATATTTAAAGCATCGTTCATTATAGCACTCCTTATAGGATATTATTTTGGTAGACACAGGGGGCTTTTAATACCCCCTATGTCACACCAACATAAATCACATACCAGTTATTGCTTTATAATTGAAGAAGTCGCCACCACTAGCCACAGATAATGTTACGAAGTCTACCTTCATAACTAGTTCACCGGGAACTGCTCTGGTTGGATTAGCGGCATTATCTATATGACGAGCTTTATTATCATTAACTGGACTCCACATATAACCACTACTAAATGTATTAAGAGCAGTGGGTTTAGCAGATGCTGTACCAGCAGCATTAAGGAATAGTCTACGCGACTGAAGCTTAGTACCATTGTTGAGATATCCACTTCTGGCAAATCTATTACTTCTAATAAAGCTAGTAGTAGTAGCACCAAAATCATGCTCAAATTGAGCAATAGATCTAGTATTATCACCCCTACCAGTAATTAGAATATTAGTATTAGCAGCACCAGATAGTGTAGCACTACTCGCTGCAATTACATATTTACCAGCTTCGCTATAGGCAAATGTGCCACTAGAGTATGGTTTACGATTGTGACTAAGACCATTATCTTTCACTCTTGGTAAAGTGCCATCTGTATATTCTGTGGCATTATCCTTGAGTGCAAGAGCTTTGGTAATTCTTTCAGTGCTTGTTGTAGTATTGCCAAGGATAGTTCCACCCTGTCTGGTACTACTATAAGCGCCACCTGTTGTATTTTTTAGATAATTAGCTTTAGATGTAGGAACTGGCATAATTATGCTCCATGTAATTTGAATATAACATAATCCTAATTATCCTAAATACAATCCATGTCCATAGCTATATACACAAAATGGTATTAACTTTTAACTAGATTTTTACACATCCTAATAGCTTTTTTTAATCTTCTTCTTGCTGTTTCTCTACTATAGCCATTCTCGTCAGCAATTTCAGTCATGGTCATATTATGAAAAAATCTTTGCTCTAATAGAGTTTTCATACCGCTAGGCAGGCTCTCTAATATGTCAAATACTTCATTCTTAATAGAAAAACTTATTGGTTGTTCTATGCTGTCCGAAGCATATTCTATATTTTTCTTTTTTAGTTCATTTTTAAGAGCATATAAAAGCTGTTGATATAGATAAGATGTAAACTTTGCACCCTTTGTTGGGTCATACTTTTCTATGCATTTCCATAATGTTACCATAGCAATAGAAGATATGTCATTATGGTCTAATGCATACATGAACTTATTGGACACAGAATTTATTATATTACGTATGTTGCTGTCTTTCAAATAGTTTTCAATATTTTTATCCATTAGTACCTCTTAAGATAATTCCACCCTTTTTATTTTTCATAACCGTTAACTTATTTAGTCCGTCTAAGTAAGTTTTATCCATTTTATCAGAAGCTATGTATTCTACTTCACCGTCTGGAGACACTAGTATAGACCAGTAATCGACAGATTGCAACTGTTTCTTGACCAAATCTACGGTTTGTCGTAGATCATTATCTGATAATATTTCTTCTTCTGTATAATTACAGATAGCATTTTCTATATCTTTTCTTACGTGCTTAATATTAAATAGTCTAGCAACCCCTATAAAAAAAGAATATCTACCCATAATTTTTAAGGCTTCAACTCCTTCTATTTTTTCAATTATTTCTGCAATATTAACTGTTACATCAAAATTTGTATGTCCGATCCAGCAATCCCATCTATCAGAAGGTTTTAATAGAGAATCTTGTGGGTATGGACCCATAGGGGTATGAACTATTTTGTTCTGAAATAACAAATCATGTGCAAGTAATGGATACTCGTCATCCGAATCTTCTAGCAAGCTTACGCTTGCCTCACTAAGGGCATTATCAGATAAAGATTCTTCTACTTTAGAATTCCAACTTTCCCAAGCTATTTTTTTTATTTTGTGCATAATTATCCCTCACTGGATGAATTATTTGATATCTCTTGGGCGCACTACAATACTATTATTGCTCGATATTTTGTTTTTATGTAATTGTGATAAATTATTCTTGATTTCATTAAACTCATCAAGCCTATTATTTTCTACACATTGGGAGTATAAATGTTGTAATATTCTTTCTAGAATATCTCCATACTTTAACTCAAATATGATCTGTGATATATATTTTACCCCATCTTGTGTATTGTCCCAATCACAAACAAACATTAATTCATTAGTTTCTTTTTCAATGTATAGAGATAGTTGTGCTAACACATCTAGCTTAGAATATTCTGAATTTTCTTGATAGAATTCTTCCATAAAAACTTTCGAAATTTGGCTTATTGTTGTGTGAAACAAATTTTCCACGTTTTTCTATACCAAGCAAATTAGGTAATTTTATTGCATAAACTACTTCACAATCTGTGGTATTTACTTTTCTAAAGTCCATCAACTCAATTGAAGTCCAATCAAAGTACACACTAACATATTCAGAAAATAAGTCCCTCGCGGTATCTGTTATATCTTTGGTAGAGATATATTTACTAGGAAATTGACCTTCTTCTGTGAGCAAGAATTTGAAAAAATCATCGTGCGAATACTGTACATTAGGATTTTGTTGCACGACAATTAGTGTCAATGCTACTTTCATGTTGGTTCTTTTGCATCAGAATTAGTTGTAGTATATTGGACTTGTGATTTTAGATTTTTGACAATTTCTAATTGTGATGCCGCACTTTGATACTGTCTAATAGCATTCAATAATTCATTTAAAGAATTATTCTTAGATTGATCTTTAACTAAGACATTGATAATAAAAGAATTTTCGTCTATAATAGATTGTAATCTGCTTTCAGCCGCTCCTAAAATATCCATTATTTTCCTTTCAATTATTCAAGTACCAAGCAATTCCATAGAATTTTTCTTGTAGTAGTAACTTTTCATTATCAGATAGTATATGATTTTTATCTCCAACCGTGTCTATTATACTATTGATTAAGAAAATGTCAAGATCTGCATATTTATCTTTGAGCGAATCCCCAAAAAAATATTTACCAGCCAGTGTGTATAAATGATTTAATTTTTGCGTATCTATATCATATGATATAATTCTATCAGCAAATACTTTATTAAACACTGCTAGGTTTAATCTATCAGTATCATTTGTGACTATATTAGTGATCTTAGACACTTGTTGTGCTATAGCATCTGTTGGTTTTTGTATACCAAGGCTTGGAGTGACATCCTTTTCTACTCCAGATATTTTGCTTAGAAATACAAAAACCACCAGAGCTAATCCAGCAATAAGCAAATAATTACTTTTCATCAATAGTTTTCCTATTTTTTTCTAGTGTATATACAGATACCAACATTGGAAATACTTCTTGTAATTTATTGTAAGCATCAAGTAAATTAGCTTGTTTACAGGCATTTGATAATATTTCCCACTTTGCTACTATAGATGTTAAATCTGTATTAGTAGTTGGTTTGGGTGTTACTTCCTGTTTATTATCAAACAAACTTTTTACATTTGATACTACATAATCTTTAGAACCAAGTATTAGCATCAATACACCACACCCCAAGACAATCCATTGAGTAGGAGTTAATAAACCTAAAATATCTTTCATCATTTTGTCTCTCTAATAGTATCTCCAACTACCCATGCTACAACAATACTGGTAACCGCTAAAAGTTGCTCATGATCAAGTTGAACACCAAATAATTCAGATGAAACTACTGTTGCTAAACCAATTGCTGCAACCCAAAAACGTCTTGAAGTGAGTAAAGATTTGACTTTATTCATTTTTCGCTCCTATTGATGTTGTTTGATTATTAACCCCGCGCCATGAAATGGACATTCTGTTGTATGTCCATCACCGTGTATTATTCTTCCAGTTCCTTTGCATGGACACTTTTTAGGATCTGGATTTGGTCTAATTATATTGTCATCTGGTTTTGGCTTAATTTCAAATATTTCTTTTTCTGCCTTACTAAAAGCATTATTAGCACTATACACAAGATCTTCTATGTTTATTTTTGATGAACTAAAGTTAGAATCTTGAGTTTGTATTACTCCATGAAATATAAATGGCAATAATAATGTAAGTGATAAAGCTACAAATTTAAGATTTCTCATATTAAAATACCTCATCAAGAGTCCAATCTATATTTCTTGCTGGAAAGCCATCAACATCACTAAACACCCATGATCCACTAGAGCCTAACATATCACGGGCTACAGATTCTCTAATCCAAAAACTTCCATCTGGTTGATCGTGTCGTTTTGGGCCATTATTCCAAACTCCCCAACTATTTTGAACCAAGAAAAGAGTTTCATTATATATTTCATGGGTATCATCTGCGGCTATCCAAGCCATAGCGTGCGCCCAAGATCCAGATGGGGCGGCTATACCATACTTATCTCTACGAGAACTGAATCCAAACATTGAACATACGCTTATGCCATATCCATTTGCCAGAGCGTCTCTGGCCTCTTCTACGGTTGTTATTAAACTGGCTGTTCTTACTGGCCTCTTTTGTGCTTCTTCTATAAGCGTCTTAGGTGGCCCGCTTCGTCCCCAAGACGATGCAAGTTTACCTTGATATGATGTTAAATCAATATTGTCATATTTTTGTCTAATTAATACACCACCAGTTTGTTTGACAAATCTTGCCGCACCAGAACATGTCATGCCTTCACCACCGTGTCCGCGTGAACCATATATGCCTTCTGTAGCACCGCGAGCAACAAACTCTTCATTTTCTCCATTGATAATTTCACAGCTTCTAGTGATATCTATTGCATTACGAGTAGAGTGTGAGACACAATCACCAACTACTTGTCTTTCTGAAGGACCAAAATTAGGATCGAATTTTAATAGATTTTTAAATGGAAGAGATAATTTTCCTTTTCCTGTTCCATATAATTTATATGCAGCAGCACCGAATAATGGATGTCTTAATTCACCCAATAATTTATCAGTATCTTCTGGATCACAAATGCTACCGACGAATCCATCCTTGTACGTCTTTAGAATTTTTGATGGAGTACTAAAGTCGAGTTGCATTTAATATTCCTTTAGCTGAGTTTTGCCATGAAAATTTTTCTGCTGTCTGAATACCATCTACATTAATATTTAGTTCACCGTTCTGTTTTTTCTTATGCACCAGC